CTTGTTGAGGTCCCGGGCGGTCGACTGCGCCATGGGCAGGCCCGCGTCGCAGTAGAGGCCCTTCATCCATTTGGGGATGTAGCCGCTCTCGTCGAGGTTGGCCTCGATGAGCCCGGGCCAGCCGGCAGGGTTGTCGTAGTGGGAGCAGATCTCCAGGACCCTCTTGACCTCGTGAGCCCTCAAGCGCAAAAGGCGGGACTCGTAGACGTGCGCCGTCTTGAGTCCCTTCCGTCTCAGGTAGTCCTGATGACGCCTTTCGTCTTTCCGGATCTTGTGAGCCATTATGCGTTCTCGTCTATGTCGTAGGTCTCGTTGCCGAACTGAGTCCCCAGCGGGATCATGGGCTCGTCTGCGTAGGGCTCCTCGATGCGGTCGAAACCGTTGGCGGTGCGGAGCTCGTTCAGGGAGCCGTGCATCTTGGTGATGCGGTCGAGGGCCTCGGTGGGCGTCTCCTGGAGGGCGGGTATCTCGTCGCGGTTGACTACGAGCTCGAACTCGTCCTCGAGCTTGAGGTAGCTGAGGAGGTCGGCGGCGAACTCCTCGGCCAGCGGAATGGCCTGCTGCTCGTAGACGGCCTTTTTCGCCTCCTTGGCGTTCTCGTATTTGCTCTGGCCGTAGTAGAGGTCCACGGGCAGGCGGTAGACGAAGCAGAGGGCGGTGACGGCCTCCTTGTGGCTGGCCAGGATGTTGAGGTCGACGGGCTTGCTCCCGATGGCGTGGTACTCGATAGGAGTGCGGAGGGCCTTGAGCCGGTTGATGGCTCCCTTGCCGTTGATCTCCTTCTCGACGTTGTCCGCATCGGAGGCCAGCACTCCGTAGGTCTGGCTGTCCGCTTTGGGGGTGATGATGCCGGCCACGCCGCCGTTGTCCAGGCTGGTGTCCTGGCGCCTCATGCCCTTGTCGAGGATGCTGAGGTAGACGGCCGCGGCGACGATCTTGGAGGTGCCGAAGAAGCTGGTGTCGTCGAGGTTGTAGTCGAAGCTCTCGAAGACCTTGCCGTCGATGTCGATGGTGGAGCCGGCCTCTCCCATGAGCTTGATGCCCTTGAAGGGCTTGCTGAGGCCGCCGGCCTCCGTGGCTATCTTCTGGCCGGGCAGGACGTACATGCCAATCTTCGGGTCTATCCTGCGGTCCTTGCCCTTGGTGAGCGGGGCGTAGACGAAGGCGTCGCCGAACAGGAGACGGTTGACGGCCCAGGCCTTGCCAAAGCGCCGGAGGTTGTAGCGGTCGTTGGGCTTGCGGAGGGCCTCCATGATCCAGTGGTCCTCGACGTACTTGTAGGTCCCGTCGGGGTTGGTGCTCCTGAGCTCGAGGTATTTCATGACCTCTCCGACGTTGTCGGCGATGTAGTCGATGACGCCGTTGACCGGGGCGCAGGTCTCGTAGGCCTTCTTGATGGCCTCACGGCCAAAAGCGCCCAGGTCGGGCAGCTTGAGCCCGGTGAGGAGCGCGGCCAGCCGCTGGAGGTATTCGTTTTGGGCGTTCTCTCCGTCGTAGAAGCCCTTGAGCTCCTGGGCTCGCTGGGCCTCCTTGGTCAGCTGCTGGTATTTGCTGTTTGTCAGTATTTTCATAGCGTGCCTGTCTTTTGGTGCAAATTTACAATCGATTAGGGCGCCTGCTGCTTTATTGCCCGCGCATTTGGTTGCTCACCCCCATGCGGTGCAGGTGGGTGAAGGCTCCGTAGTTGATGGCGTCCATGGCGTGGTCGTTTCCGTCCTGAGGCTCGTCGGTGAAGATGGAGTCGTCGTCCTTGTTGGGTTTCCAGCTGTAGCTGCTGGCCTCCTGGTGGATGTGCTCTCCGACGTAGCGGACCTGGAAGCCCTGGAGCCATCCGATGCGTCCGCTCTTATCCCGGTTGATGCCGGGAACGGCCGCGATGCCGTAGATCTTGCGGAGCTCGGCGATGCTGTCCGGCCTGGAGGGGTCGCAGTAGACGTTGCAGTACTGGGGCTCGTAGTAGACGGGGAACTGGAGGGGCTGGCCGTCCTTGTCGAGCAGCTTGCGCCCGGGCCGGTTGGGGTCCTCCCTGGTCTCGTAGTGGTGGATGAGCGCCTTGCCGTCCTTGGTGATGCGGTCCGCGACGTCCCGCGGGAGCAGCCCGGTCTGGTAGGCCACCTCCCAGAGGTAGAGCGTGCCGGTGACGGGGTCGTAGCACATGCGGATGAGGGCGTCCGGGTCGCCGCCGTAGCCCCAGTCGTTGCCCCACCACTGCGGGAGCCCTTGCGGGTACTCCTCCGGGCTGATGCGCTGCCAGCGCTTGTAGATGAGGCCCTCCTTCCGGATGAGCCACTGGCCGCCGTAGAGGTGCTCGTATTTGTCCGGGTCCTTTACCTTGAGCTCCTCGGCGATGTCGATGAAGCTCTGGCTGAGGTTGGCCCGGTTGTCCTCCCAGGTGGTGTGGATGTAGGTGACGTTGTCCTTGACGCCGTTGAAGTCGTAGGGCACGCCCGGCTCGAGGAAGAAGCGCCTGTAGACCCAGTGCGAAATGTCGGCGGGGTTGAGGACCAGGATGACCCGGTTCTCGGCGTCCTTCTCTCGGATGGACTGGTCGATGGTGTCGAAGGTGCTCTCGCTCATGAGCTCCTGGGCCTCATCAAGCACCCAGGTCTTGAGGCGGTTGAGCGATTTGAGCTTTGCGATCTGGTTCTTGCTGGACTGCTGCAGGCCTCGGAACCAGATGCGCCCGCCGGTGGCCCGGTTCTGGACGTCCCGCCTGTGGACCACGAAGGCGTTGCGGCAGTCTCCGAGGTCCATCTTCTCGACGAACTCCGGGATGATGGACACCTCGGCGCTGGTGAGGTTCCAGCGGGTGTAGAGGATGTTGTACGGGTCGTCGTAGGTGCTGTCGAGCATGGCGCAGGCCAGTGCGAAGGACTTGCCTGAGCCGCGGCCTCCCGTCACGATGGTGTAGCGGGTGGCCGCGTTCCAGAGGGGCTCGTACTTTTTGCTAATCCTGTACGCTGCCATCTCCCTCGTCTTCAAAAACGACCCGCGGCCGCACGACGGTGGCGTTGAGGTCTATTTCCTGCCGGAGGTCGTAGCCGCGGCTCTTGCCCTTGCAGGTGAGATAGAACTTGATGGCCTTGGTGTCTCCTGCCTGGATGTTCCTGAGCAGGGCGCTCTCGGCCATGTCGAGGGCGAACTCGGCCGCCTCGTCGCAGGCTGCCTTGAAATCCGGGTCGCTCTTGAGCCAGTTGTAGATCGTCTGCCTGGAGGCGATGCCCGCCTCCTTGCAGGCCGGGGCGATGATGCCGCCGGTCTTCTTGAACGCCTCGAGGAAGGCCTTCTTGGCTGCCTTCTCCCGGGACTTGTTGTAAGGTCCTCTCTTTCCCATTATTGCTTCTCCTCGTTTTGGATTATCTCTTGCCGGATCCAGTCCCGGTGGAACTCGTAGGTCTCCCGCCGGTTCTCAAGCACGAACTGCTCTATCTTGCTGTTGCCGCTGAGGTTCATCGAGCCCTCCATGACGTAGTGGTTGCCCTTGGAGTCCTTGACGACGAACACCTTGGCGTGGCTCCAGAGGTAGCAGTAGCGGATGCGGTCCGGGTGATCCTTGCAAAAGTTCGCCAGCCTGTAGTATTGGGCGTGGCTCTCGGTGTCTTTATACTTGCGGAAGATCAGGGAGATGATGAACCACGCCTCCCTGATATAGTCCGCTTTTATCATCTCAATGAGCCCCTCCACGGCGGTCTCGTTCATGGAGTAGGTGCTCATGTACATCTCCTCGATGTCGGCGTCCTTGGTGATGCGCTTGATGAGGGTGTACGGGTTGAACGCTTGCTCGGTGACGACGCGAAACTGGACCCCCGGGGCCGGGAGCTCGACGAACTCCTCGAAGTGAGCGGCCGCCTTGCAGTAGATCTCCTCCTTCTGGAGCAGGAGCTTGATGCGGCGGCTGGTGAATTGTTTTCTCTCCCTCTCGGCCTTTGCCATGGCGGCCTCCTCCTTGTAGAGCAGGCCGGCGCTGAGGTCGAGCCCCGGGGCCTCGGTCAGGTCGAGGCTGGCGTAGTCGTTTGCGTCTGTCTTTCCAAGTTTCACGGTCGTATTGCTTTTTGTCCTGTGAGCTTCTCCCACCGGTCGACGATGACGTCGCAGTAGACGGGGTCCAGCTCTACCATGCGGCACTTGCGCTCGAGCTGCTCGCAGGCGATGAGCGTCGTGCCTGAGCCGCCGAAGGGGTCGAGGACCACCTCGTACCGGCGGCTGCTGTTCTTTATGTGATGCCCGATCAGCGGGACGGGCTTCATCGTCGGGTGCTCTGCTGACCTGGAGGGCTTGTCGTAGTGGAGGACGTCGGTGGCGATGCCGTTGTCCTCGAGGATGACCCTGAGCAGGTGGCGGCACTCGTTGAGGCTCATTTGCTCCACGGGCTTGTTGCCAAGTTCGGAGACCGTCGACTCCCGGCGGCTGTCGGTGAAGTAGTGACCGGCGCCCGGCCTCCAGCCGTAGATGCAGCTCTCCTGCTGCCACTGGTAGTCCTGGCGGTTCATGACGATGGAGTTTTTGACCCAGATGAGCAGCTGCTTGTAGAGCCACCCCGCGTCCTCGAAGGCCTGGATGGCGACATCAATCTCGCTGCTGGCCATCCAAACGTAGGCGGCCCCTCCCGGCTTGATGTGGTGGGCCACCTGAGCAAAAGCCTCCGTCAGGAAGGCCTTGAACTCCCCGTCGCTCATGTTGTCGTTGGCAATTCCTTTTTGGTCCATTCTACGGTGCCTAATCTTTGCGATCTCCAAGTTTACCTCGCCGATGTCTACGTTGTAGGGCGGGTCGGTGACGAGCAGGTCCGCTTTACCCCCCCCATTAGTTTTTCGAGGGCGTCGTTGTCCTTGACGTCTCCGCAGATGAGGAGGTGCTCTCCGAGCTGGATGAGGTCGCCTCGTCTGGTAAGCGGCGGGGTCTTTCTCCCCAGGATCTTGCTCGGGTCGTAGTCATCGTCGTGGGCTTCCTTGGTGCCCTTGGGGTTGAGGTCTGGGACCTTGATGCCTATGTCCTGGAACTCGAACTCGCCCCAGTCCTTGTT